ACTTTGCGTGACCAACTGTTGGCGATCCCCGTTGGCAAAATCATCGGTGCAACCACCGCTCATGGTGCACCCTCAAACCTCAACACCAAGCTTGACCGCGTGTCTTGGCTTGTCGAGCAGATCGAGGGCGGCAAGCTGACCCTCGCTCAGGTGCAGAACGCCACCCCTGTGATCCAGTCATCCAACCCCGTGGACAACACCAAGGTTGACGCACTTGAGGCCGTTGCCAATCGTGCCCATGCCTACGCCTTGCAGGGTCTCGATGCAACCCGCGCACTTGACGGCTCGGTTGCCGCCATCGCGGGTGACGTGTCCAACATGCGTCTCACCCTTGACCAACTTGCCAAGTCGCAAGCCGCCTCACTGGTTGACGATACCAAGGTTGCCGCAGATGTCGCGTCTGCCGTTGCCAAGGCCTTTGCCCCGTTTAAACAGGCCGTGATCGATGCGGGTGCACAAGCCGCAGTGGCCTCGACTGTTGCCGCCACAATCGTTGACAGTAAGTCAGCCTTGGACGTGTTCGGTGTTGACCTCCATGACTCCAAGGGCATGAAAGTCTACGTGGACATTTGGAATGCACCTGATGCCCCTGCGATCGATCCCAACTTCGTGTGGTCTGAGTCGATTCTCAAGCACTTGTTGCTCAGCCAACAGACAGGCGACAACGTGTGGTTCGGAGGCGAAAAGGGCACAGGCAAAAGCGAGACCGCCAAGCAATTTGCCGCTCGCACAGGCCGCTCATTCACTCGCATTAACTTTCACAAGTACACCACCACCGAGGACTATGCGGGTGCGGTTGGCCTTGAGAATGGTGCGACAGTGTTTAAACGTGGTGCTTTCCTGACCGCGTTCACAACGCCATCAAGCATTGTGTTGCTCGATGAGATCTCGAACTGCGATGCGGGTGAGCTTGCTACCCTGAACGGCTTCTTAGAGCCCAACAGTGCCGTCAACTTCGGAGGCCAAGTGCACCGCAGAGCGCAGGGTGTGTTGGTGTTCGCGGCTGACAACACGCTGACCAATGGCGATGCCTCGGGACGTTACTCAGGCACACGTCAAATGAATTCATCACTGGCTGACCGCTTCGCTCGCGTCATCAAGTTTGAGTTCCTGCCCCGTGACCAAGAGGTTGAAGCACTGGTGCGACACACTGGTTGCCATCAAGCCTTGGCCTGTCACGTAGTGGATGCCATCAATGCCGCCCGTGCAAAGGTTGACAGTGGTGACATCATCGATGCCCCATCGATCCGCTCCGCCCTCGCTTTTATTCGCAGTTTAAACATGCTGAGTGTTGATGAGGCGTGGGAGTCTGCAATTACCTCTCGGCAACCCGCTGAGTCCCGTGCCGCCCTTGACGTGATCAAGGCCGCATACATCAACAAACATGACATCAGTTCATGGCTATAAGGAGAGAACAAATGTTCAAATCAAAATACTTCGGTTGGGAGTTCAAGTCAGCCTTGACTGCCGCCATTCACAAAATCGCCTCTGACTTGGATCTGTCCCGTGTCAAGGTGCTTTTCAAAGCAGACATTCCCACTGCGGCTATTGACCGTCAGGGTAACGTCTACATCACCAACATCGCAGATGATGCGGTGCTGACCCGTGGTGATCTTGAACGCTTTACAGGCTTCGCCCTGCATGAGCTTCTACACTGGAAGTACACCGACTTCACCGCCATTAATCGCGATGCAGTCGAGTACGTGATCCAGTTACACAACGGCTTGGAGGATGCGTTCATTGAGAATCGCGCCATCGAGCGCAAGTTGACAGGCAACGTTGAGCACTTGCTCTCTACCCTGATCGACAACATGGCAACCGAGGGTCTCAATGAGGTCAGCGACTGGTCTGATCCTAAGCAGTACCCCTTTGTGTTGGCAGTCTATGCTCGCAAACATGCCACAGTCAAAGTGCCCTTGGCTAACGGCTTGAAGCCCATCTTTGATGAAGCTTGCAAGCGTTTAAACAAATGCCAAAACACTGCTGACACATGGAAGCTTGCCGAGTGGGTGTTCGAGCAACTGTGCAACATTCAGCCGCCAGTCGAGCCTCCCGTTCAGCCTCCCGTCAACCCCAACCCCGAGCCTCCCACAGGCAGTGATGACGGCAACCCTTGCGATGATGGCGATCCATCCGATCAAGAGGGCGGCAACAAAGATGCCCCTACAAAGGGCGAGAAGCCCCCTACAAGCCCCGCAAATGATGAGGGTGAGGTAGGGGGTGCTAAGAGCCCCATTAAGGGCACTAAGAAGCGTCCTGATGGCGGCAAGGTTCGCGTGGTAGTCGTACCCCGTTCTACCGAGCCAACTGTCAACGTACCTGAGACCGCCCGCGCAGGGGGTGCAACTGGCGAATGGTGCATCGGCAAACCCGAGTACCACGTCAGCGAATCAAAACAATGGACTGTCAACTGCTGAGGAGCACAACATGATTCCCGCAAAACTTCGCTATGAGATCCGCAGACTGTTTGAGAATTCAGGCACGGAAGAGTTCAACATCAACCGCAAGCAGGGCTCGCTCAACGTGAACGCCCTGTCCCACATCGGGCACAGTGACCGCCTGTTTAAACGTAGGACTGAGGTTGCAGGTATCGACTCAGCCGTGTCGATCGTACTCGACTGCTCAGGCTCGATGTCCAACAATGACCGCATGCAACATGCCGTTGACGTTTGCTACGCCTTGCTGACTACCCTCAGCCAAGCAGGGGTGCATACCAGTGTCGTGACATTCTCCAATGTCGTGTCCACTATGAAGCCTTGGAACATGCCCTATCAACGCGTTAAGCCCATGCTAGAGCGTATCGTGTGCAGTGGAGGCACTAACGACTATGCCGCCTTGAACTACGCTCACGGCCTGTTGCTACGTAGGTCTGAGGAGCGCAAGGTCTGCTTCGTCCTGACCGATGGCGAGGGTTCGCCCAACGCCACCCGCGACCAGTGCAATGCAGGATCACGCCTTGGCATCACAACGATAGGCATCGGCATTCAAGAGAATGTGGCGCGTGTCTACCCCAATGCAGTTCAAGTCAACAACCTTGCTGACATGGGCACAGTCGCATTCAACAGGCTAAAGCTTGCCGCATGAGGGAGGGGGTGAAAGCCCCCACTTCACCCCCCTGTACAAAAATGAAACCAGTAGCTAGGAGAGAGAACATGAACGAAAAAATTTACAACTATTTGACCGAGCTTCGCGCAAGTGGACGCATCAACATGATGCATTCAGGCCGCTATTTGGAGCGTGAGTTTGGCTTGACCCCCCGTGAGGCCAAGGCCGCAGTGCTTCACTGGATGAAGACGTTTAAACGGGAGGTTGCGTAATGAAAACTTACAAAGTGTGGGCGCGTATGACTTCGCACCTTTACGCCTACGTAGAGGCTGACAATTACGAACAGGCCGCAGAGCTTGCCAATGAATTAGATGGCTCAAGCTTCATCGACAAAGGTGATGGCGACTGGGACATCTATAGCGTGGAGGAGGTGACAAATGACGCCAACTGAACTGTACAACTTGCTTGATGCCGCAGGGGTTGACTATGAGATAGTCGAAATCTTTGAGGGTGCACGGATTCTCAACATTGAGGTGATAGAAGACACCGAGGAGGATGCAGAATGAACCTCACGCCCTTTGAGAAATTAGAACGTGCCGTGTTCCTGATCGGCACAATTGTTTTACTGCTTGACTTGTTTTACTGGAGGCCATGATGTTTAAACACGTTACCCCACACCCTTGGACTGCGCACGGCTCTACAGTTTGGGGCTATGAGAATGGGCACGGGCAACCACAAGTTGGCTCATGCGTTAACAAAAACCTACCCATTGCCACACAAAGAGCGAACGCCCGATTGATTGCCATCGCCCCTCAGATGTTTGAGATCATTCAGAAACTGCAGAGTGACGAAGCCAAAGCACTGGTGCGTTACATGGAAAAGGAGGTTGACTATGAAAGTCAGGCAATTAAGTGATGATGAGATTGCCCGCCTCAGTGCGAACTATGGCGACCTCATAGAGCTTCTGAGCCGTTCTGAACTGGACACCGAGTCAATGCTCGGCATCCTTTTTAAAGCCGCCATGAAGCTTGCAGTAGCCGCTGATTACGATCGGGATGAGGTGCTTGACGTGGTTGCCGCAACCTATAACATGGAACGCTTCATGCGTCCATCCAGTGATGAGGTGCATTGATGCGGAAAGTGAAAACGATTACGCATCACGCGCCCGACTTCCTAAAGACCGCCTACAAACATGATCACATACTGGAGCTTGTCAACCATGAACGATTTTTACCCATCGGAGAGCGCTACATCACGTACAACAACGGGGTGTGGTCAGTCCATAAATTAGATGAGTATCGATACTCGCGCCTGTGCGGGCGATTCACTCACATGCAGTTAGCCGTACACAATGCACGTTTGAAAGATTAAAGGGAGCTTGCGCTCCCTTTTTTTTGGCCATCATTTAGCGTTTAAACGCGCATTAAAAACAGAAAGTAAACAGCTGTTTTCTGGCCACAGCATGAGCGTTTAAACAACATCACTTAAAAACAACGTCAACGAATACGGGTGTCCGTTCGCCAACGTAAGCGCCCAAAATGTTGTACTCAAAGTACTCAAACACCACTGTCCAATCCTCAGTGTTGAGCATCTTGGCTAAGATCTCATACACCTTGTCAGAGTTATAGGCGATGACATCAGGCTGACCAATCCGATGGGCAACCCCTAGGATCGCCTCATCAAACTCAGGTTCGCTGAGAAATAAAAATTCCCCATCACCATCGCCAAAGTCATCAACAATTTCTTGTCGCCTGTTTAAACGAGGTGCAGGCTCACCAGATGAGCTTGCTGGTTGGCTTGCTGGTTGGTTGTTGTTTAAACTATCAGAATGCATCGAGGTTCTCCGAGTAAGTGCCCGCAGTTTTGTTGTAGAGCATTGTTGTTTCACCTTGTGTCCCTACCCAACGATAGCGACACTTCCATACTGCGATCTCAACGTGGTGATCCTTTCGGTGCACGGTGAGGCCGCAATCCGTTTTTGCCCACCACGCCATTGACCCTGCGATGGACATTCCATCAGGGCGGGGTTGCTCCACGCCTTGACGGGTAATTTTTGATGGGTGCGCAATGAACCATGTGTGCACATCGTGAGCCTTGCAGAACTTCTGCACACGGGTCAGCATGTCGCTGATTGCCGCAGTCTCAGTGCCGTCACCACGGGGCAATTCAATGTAGTTATACGGGTCAATGATCAGCCCCCGAACGCCCATGCGTTTGACTGCCGCCCGTGCCCGCTCCAAGATGGAGTCCAAGGTGCTTGGCTCTTCGCCATTGGTATCAATGAACAGGAAGTGTTCTTTAACGAATTTAAACGCCTCCTCCTTCTCGCTCTCAGCCATGCGATCCCTGCCCTCAAAGAACCGTTTACGCGTATAGATCTCCATTAGGCGGCTGATGTGGATCTCGGGCTGATTCTCAAATGAGCAGACCGCAAACTTCCAGTCGTGTGTCCGAGCCAAGTTGACCATGATCTGATCAATGAAGTTCGACTTGCCCGAGCTTGGGTAGCCCGTCACCACTGTTAATTGGGCGGGCGCTACTGTATAGATCTCATCGACTGACTGATACCCTGTCGAGAAACCTTTGCCTGTGCCCTTCGTGTAAAGATCGTTTAAACGATCGTAGTAGGTTGCTGCGTCAGAAATTCCGCTGATCGGGTACGGGCTCGCGCCATCGATGATCGCCTTCACCGCCCCAGTCCGAGACGGGTCACCCAAATGAACCTCGTTTAGATCCTTTTGCGTGAACTTGGCGAGTCTGCACTTCTCTTTACCAATACGCCTAGCCAATTCTTCTGCGAGCGCTTGCCCTGCAGTGTCCTGATCGGTTGCAAGAATCACGTAAGGTGCGGCATCGAGTACCTCACGGGCGTTCCACACGAATGCAAAACGTTTGTCTTCGGAGGGCAGAACCTTGCCATCAGCCACCTTGATTGGAGCGCCAGCAGGTACTGAAACTACGTTGTTTAAACCACACTCGATCGCCGTGAGGCAGTCAATCTCACCTTCGACAATGATGATTGGCTCGCCCTTCTTGACAAGCTCAATGCCAAAGAAATCATGAGCGCCCCCTGCATCCTGTGTAAAGTCTTTGTCGGGGAATGATCGGTACTTGGCGGCAACCAAAGCACCATTCCTAAAGTAGGGGAAGCCAATGGCATCCGCTTGTCGCCCTAGCTTGCTGAAGTACTTATCAGCGGCAAAGAGTTTCATGTGGTCTGCGGTTGCGGCTGAGATGCCCCGCTGAGCAAGGTATGCATAATGTGCATCGCCTAGCTTGTGCGAGATGATTGTTGTTTGGGGAACTGCTGACAATTTTCTCTCCGGTTTGTGTTCTGTTGGTTGCACCGAGCCATTTGTTTGGCAATGGTGACAATGGAATACGACTGCACCATCCGCTTTGCGCGTCAGCGTCATGTCTTTTTGTTTTGTTTTGCTTCGCTCGTGAGAGCAGTACGGGCAAGCTACCCGAGTTGTTTCGTTAAAGTGGAACTGATCCACGAACTCAGCGTTCATTTCATTGAACCATCCGAGTTGCGTTTAAACGAGCGGTTCTTGCTGGGAGACTGCAGTTTGATCCCATCAGCATTCGACCCGCCTTTACTCAGAGCCTTGACATGAGCCACGTCTTTTCCGTGACGGGTCACTCCCTTGGCGTCCAACTTACGCCTTGCACGTTGGCGCTCCATGCGGTTTTCGTGCTCGCCACGCTCTTTCTGAGTTGCGTATTCTTGTTTGTAATTGCGGGTCATGACTGCTCCTTTTGATCGGCCAAAATCCAAACTGTAGCATTCCGACCACTAGGAAGTCGAGCTAGTTTTCCCGAATCTACGATTAAATTTTTGGCCGTAAGTTCAGCCCTGCGGGTGCGGTAGGTTGAGCCGTAGCTTTGGAAATGACGGTTCATCTCGTCATCGGTGAAGCCAGTAGGGCGGGTCTTGGCGTAAGCCAAAACTGCGTTTTGAATGTCAGTCAATGCCGGCACGATGCTGAGCGCGGCTTCTATTGACGTTTGACGGGAATCTGATCTAAATAATTTTTTAAAGTCCATTTTTCTCTCCTAGGGTTTATTTAAAGTTCTAATTCAATTTGCTCGGGTGCGGTGTAGTTCTCGATGGGTACTCCTTTGTCTAGTTGGTTAATGATGTCTTCTTGTGTAGCTACTCTGATGGTCATGATGCCCAGTGAAACGTGGGCAATGGCCTGTCTGCGGTTGGATGCCCTGACCAGTCTGACCTGACCACCGACACCGATTGTGTAAACACGTTGCTTCATTTTTTCTTCTCCTTGTCGTGCATTAGCTTCGCCCAATCATGGCCTGAGTCCCAACCACCTTGAAACCCATCAGTCCAAGCACGATCCCATGCCTGACACCACAGTTCATAGTAGCCCCCGTACAAGGGAAAGCCTTTGTCAAACAAGCCATGCTTGACTAGGTGCTTCACATCTTTGCGCTTGATGAACGCTCCCCATGCCTTGTCACGGGCGAGGTTGTGGATTGGTATGTCGTCAAGCAAACCTTTAGGCATTGTTCTTCTCCTTGAGTTTGGCTTCTGCCCACCATGCGGCAGACTGAAACGCCTGTTCTGTTACCCAACTTTGCTTGATGCCTTCGGCTATTTCCTCATCTGTCAGCCCAACCCATGTGCGCTGTGGTGTACCGATGCTTACATTCCCAGTTACAGGGTCAACTTTTACTCTGTCATTGGAAAACATAGATGCTTCTAAAGCGTAAGGCTCATCCTTGGCTTCTAGTTCCTCAATGCGTTTAGCCATGCGTTGTATTTCTTCAGTCAAAACAGCTTGCGTGTCCCAGTCAGGATTGAATTCATTCGCTTCTAGTGCGGCTTTAATGGCGGTGATTTCTTCTTCAAACTCACCTTCGTACAACCCTTTTGTTCCGTTTTGAAATGACTCCATTGCCTCCAATGCAAGGCGTAATGCTTCGTCTTTAGTCATTTTCCGCAACCCCTACACTTGGTCAATATGGTGAAAACAGGGCGTTTGCAATACACACAATAGCTTGTCATGCTTGTCCCCTTAACTTCAAGCCGCGCTCATTTAAACGCTCGATGATTTCTCTGAGGCTTTTGCGCCCCAAGTTTGGAGTTTTAAGCAATCGTTGCTCGGTGCATCCAGTCAACTGCGTGATTGTGTAAATTTCTTCAGCTTTAAGGCAATGCTCAGACCGCACGGTCAGCTTTAAAGCTTCTATGCCATCAAAAACAATTGCCTCAGCCATCGCCCATTTATGTAGTATTTCTTGTCTGCGTTCTATCATGTCTTCTGCAACACGGTACGCATCACGGGCTGATTGCGGGGAAACCTTCAACACCTCAAGTGCCAAGTGGTCAAGTAATTCTTCTCTAGTCATTGGTAGTCCTTGCATGAATGTTGTTTGGCATCTTCACGGTCTGTCCAAATGCCGGTGCAACCCGTACATTTAAACTTCCCTGCGGTGATTGAGAACTTACCCGTCAACCTTGGCTTAGGTAGCTCCAATTCTTCAGCATAAACTCTGTCACGCTCTCTCTGCGCTACTAAATTAGCAAACGCTACAAGCCCGTCTGCGTAGGTTGGCTTACCTACAAGCCCCGCCTGTCTAGCCATGTCCATGATTTCTTCTTGTGTCATCACTCTCTCCTGTTAACGCCCCTTGGCGGGGCTTTAGTTAATTTCAACCCATAGACCCCCCTACCCCATGAGAGTAGAGAGGGATGGTTTCAACCGCCTTACGGCTTCTGCATGTCAGCGTTAGCTGACCCCTATGCTTGCAGATTCGACCAGCACCACGGGTTATTCGGGAACTGCCCCCTAGCTTGCGCATACCGTGTAACCCTTTGCTTCCGTGCAGGCAGGTTTCTACCCCTTGCTATCGTGCGGAGTACGGTTGTCGTAGGAGGAGAATCAGAACTAGACGGCTCACATGAAGCAGTGTCTTTTTAACGTCCCCCTCGGTTAAAGGGTGCGATGGCGCTAACCCAACGCCCGTCCAGTTCTGAAAACAGAAAAGCCACTTAGCTCTACCCTCGGTGAGAACCCTGCGGCAAAAACCAAGGGCGAGAGTAGAATTAAGTGGCTTCAATCTGTCGCTTCTCACGGCAACGATTAAATTATAAACATAACTTTTCAGGTTGTGTCAAGTAGTGTCAAAAATATTTTTACCAACACTTAAGTTGCCGGAAGAGTCTAAACGCAACCTACTGCTGTGTTTTAGTTTCCGATGGTATTCTGGCTGCCGGGGCATTTGTTTAAACAGAAACCAGCACGCCGGGGCTGCTGCGCAACGTTTAAACACACCTCCGGGCAGCGCCGGTGGACCTCCGTAAAGGTTTATGGATCTCTATAGACATCAGTTGAAACGCGGTGGTACAATCTGAACATCTCTCCTCCAGCAGTTGCTAATGTTGGGTTTAAACCTCATCAGGTTCGCTTGATGGGGTTTTTTTTCGGGGCTACCTCTTCGATCTTCTCAATGATCATTTCAGTGCGGGGGTTTTCAGGATCCAAGCCCCAGTAGCAATGACGCTCTTTGACCTGTCGGTCGTTCACGTACACACGCCCCTGCAATAGATCCAGTATCAATGACTCGTCCAAGTCGGGTCGCCTTGATGCATAGTAAATGCGCATGATGATTCTCAAATCACCTGTCATCAAAACAGGAAGCACTGGGCACTGTTGTAAAAATACATCGCTGTAACTGAGCGCCTTCTTTGACTTGATTAGCCTAGACATTCCCCCGTAGCGAACCACCCTCCTAGAGTTAGCCTTGGATGCCGGCTCACCAAAAATAATTAGTGATAGCTCTTGCAATTCTGTGATAACATCGCTATTATTCAATTTCAGGTTCATAAAAACATTCAGGAGAGAAGATGGAAATTACCAACAAACAGAATTTACCCGCGCCCTTAGTGGCTTTGCTCTCACGTAACTATTACAGTAAGGGCTCGTCACAGTATAGCGTGACGGAGCTAATGTCGCCACCAAAAATTCGCAGATTACGCGAACAGTACGATGCAGTCATGGATATTGACGTGACCAAAATGATTGCCTCCCAACTGGGAACATTCATGCACGGCAAGCTTGAGGCCAAAGAGGTCGAGGGCTACACCAATGAAGAGCGCATCTTTACTGAGGTTGATGGCGTAGTCATCAGCGGTGCGATTGACCTTCAGCAACACGTTGAGGGCGGGGTCATCATCATTGACTACAAGTTTGTCAAAGCATGGTCAGTCAAGCAGGGCAAGGAAGACTGGACTACACAACTGAACATCTACAAGTGGTTGGTTGAGACAGTCAAGAAAGTTCCAGTCAAAGGCTTGCAGATCTGCGCAATCATTAAAGACTATTCAGCCCACGACAAGAGCGAGGGCTACCCTGAAGCCGAGGCAGTGATGATTGACATCCCCATGTGGGACGCCATTCAGACTGAGACCTACGTTCGGGAGCGCCTTGAGATGCACCGCAACGCTAAGGTTGCATTTGATTTTGGTGAAGAGCTTCAGCCCTGCACCGATGAAGAACGTTGGATGAGTGAAACAACTTACGCAACGAAGAGAGAGGGTCGCAAGACTGCGATCAGAGTATTTAAAACTTTAGAAGAAGCCACCGAGTTGGCAGAAAAGGAAAAAGGCTATGTCGAAACCCGCAAAGGCGAACCCAAGCGCTGTACAGGAGACTTCTGTGGAGTCAGCAAGTGGTGTAAACAATACCAAGGAGAACTCAATGTCGCCCCTTGATTTACTGAAGCTCAACGTCAATGAGCACACCGAGAAGAAGAACGGCCTGACGTACCTGTCATGGGCGTGGGCATGGGCTGAGGCTCTCAAGGCTGACCCTGCCGCCTCCTTTGAGGTCAAGACATTCTCGCGTGACCAATACACCGAGATGCCTTACATGGACATCAACGGTACAGGCATGGTGTGGGTAACCGTCACCATGTTTAACAAGCCTATGACTTGCTTCTTGCCTGTGATGAATCACCGCAACCAACCCATTCAGAACCCTGACGCTTTCCAAGTCAACACTGCAATTATGCGCTGTATGACCAAGGCGCTTGCCCTGCATGGATTGGGTCTATACATCTATAGTGGTGATGACCTTCCGGAGGACGATAAGCCCGCTCCTGCGCCCGTAGCGGAAGCACCAAAACCTAAACCAACACCTAAAGCCGATGAGACCTTAGACAACTCAGACGCTAGTCGCAAATTGTTTGCAGATGGAATGGTTGAGTACACCGCCACCTGTACCACAGTAGCCGGTTTAAACAGCTACTGGAAGAGCAATCAGCTTCAGCTTGACTCGCTGAAGGTGACGCACCCCGACCTGTACCAACAGGTTTTAACCAAGTTCCAAGAACTTAAAAAGCAATTTTCTGAAGGAGAAACAAAATGATTGAAGAATCGCGTGGAGAAATTCCCATTGATCAGCGTTTGCGCATGAGGGCCGTAGAGGTGTCATTGTCTGCTTGGGTAAAGTCACCCGAGCGCGTTGAGTTATTTGATTTAATCACTGACGTTTATGAATTTATTAAAGGAGAAAAAAAATGAGTACTAATTCCGATTTCAAACCAATGCCTGACTCCGGTCAGTTGTTCGCAACCCAAAGCAAGAAGACCCCGAAGTCTCCTGACTACTTTGGCAACATCGCTTTAAACATGAAGGACCTGACCAACATCAAGACCGAAAACGGTTTGGTGATTGTCAAGTTGTCAGGTTGGAAGAAGGTTTCCAAGTCAGGCAAGACCTACCTGTCGATTGCCGTGGATCGTTTTGTGCCCAATACACAAGGCGGTGTTCGTCAAGAATCCCAAGCGCAGTCGTTCCCTGATGACGACAGTGACATTCCATTCTGAGGAGATTGATCATGTGGGACGCTGGAAATAATCGTTCGTTACAACCTGTAACCGTGGCTATTTTGGACTTCATGGTGAGCCACCCCTACGCCACCAAAGAGCTCATTCGGCAGAAGCTTGGCTTTGAACGTCAACAGGTTCAGTCTACGTATTACCACTACGGTTTTACTGGCAGTGATGCGGCTAAGAAGAAGTACCCTGACCTTTGGGCTATTGGTGAGCAGATCCGCAAGAAGTGGCCGGCCAAGCCAGCTCAGGCAAGCTTGCCTTTGAAGGCGGCAAAAACCGCCAAGCCGGCCAAGTGGAAGGCTAAAACTTCCCCTGCAGTTTGGCCTGATGCAGATCCTGTAAATCAGGTGAGCCGCATTTATTCTGCACTCGAGAAGAAGGCAGAGCCCACTGCGGGGCAAGCCGTGCTACGGGAAGTCGTCAAGGCTGATGACGCTGAGATAACCAAGTTACGTAAAGAGGTTACTCAACTGCGCACCATCGTAGCGTACCTTGAAAAACGTTTAGGCATTACCAATGGCAATGCAGTTTGAAGCCCGCAAAGTAGCGCTCAAGCAAGACCGTACAGGTTTTGTCTTGACGCTTGCCATACACCCTGACGAAGCCCCCGAAGAACTGATTCGGGACTTTGTTGGGGCACGTTACGCATGCGCTGTAGTGCGCATTCAAGACGATGAATCCCCTACTGCATACGATAACCGTGTGCAGAAGGCCGGAATGCTATGTCGTAACCCTGACTTCCAAGAGTTCTTGATGTGCGACAACGAAACTGACGCTGCCCACATGTTGTGTAAACGCTGTGGCATTCAATCCCGTACTGAGCTTCATGGCAACATTGAAGCCAAGATGCGGTTTGACAGGCTAGTCCATGAATTTGAATCAGGGCAGACAGAAGATCCCTTCTAAGTTAGAATCGGATTTTTTGGAGGCTTCTAATGGATAAACAATGTTTTAAATGCAACGCCACAAAACCAATTGACCAGTTTTACAAACACGCCGCCGCTAAAGATGGCTATCTCAACAAATGTAAAGACTGCACAAAAGCTGATGTAACGTTAAACAGAAAAACACACATAGAAAGATACCGTGAATATGACAAGAAAAGGTCTCAGCACCCTGAAAGGCGTAAGGCACATGCGCAATACGTTAAAGACTGGCAGGAAGCTAATCAACAACGAACGCTTGCGCATTCGCAAGTACAGAACGCAATCCGGAATGGTAGTTTGGTGCGCATGCCGTGCATTAAGTGTGGCAACGAAAAAAGCCAAGGGCATCATGAAGATTACAACAAGCCATTGGATGTTGTTTGGTTGTGCAGTCCATGCCACCAACGGTTCCACCATGACATAAGGAAACATCATGGCACTTTCTAAGAAACTGAAACCTTTTATGACGTACATCGATGATGGCGACTACGTTAGGCTCAAGCGCTTTGCCAAGAAGCAACGAATCACTATGGCTCAAGTGATTCGGGAGGGGTTGAGCGTTCGGATGGCTGAAGGCGACCCCTATATCACCGGCTTCAACGAAGGTTTAAACAAAGCCTCTGAGGTGATTACTGCCCACAACGCAGGTCAGATGCGGTTCCCGTCAGGGCAATCATTTGCTGATGTTCTCTGCGATGAGGTGAGCAAGCACATCATGCGGGAGGTTGCATGATCCCCTTGAAAGGTGACCGTAACCAATGCCAATCCTGTAAAGAATACTTCAATAGCACAGGCGCTTTTGAGGGGCATCGCACAGGAAAGCACGGTGTGGACAGGCGTTGCCGCACCGTTGATGAAATGATTGAGCGTGGCTACAGCAAAAACAAACTGGGCTTTTGGATTGCAAGCAAGATGCCCGCATCATTAATTGAAAAAATTACAGGAGAGAGCAATGCAGACACTGCACCTACGTCGGAAGGCGCGTCAACTGTTTAACAATGAGTTAGCCCCCGAACACACCAACCAACACAACCAACGTCAATGGGTTCGTGCAATCCTGAGATTGGGCGAAAAGTGGTTAATGTTTAAACCAATGGGGAGGCTGGATGAAAACAAAAGCGGTCATTGAGTTTACATACCCTGACGATGAAGACAACTTGTTGTTTGCCTTGAAAGGACCGCTCATGTACAAAGCTTTAACCAACATCAAAATGGCTGTCACTGGTGAGTTTACACACAAGGCAGACATGAATGTAGCGTTAAAGCGGGTACGTGATTTAACCGATCAAATGCTACAGGAGCTTGGGGAGTGACACCTCTATCAAGTGAATACACAAGATGTAAACCAGTGGTTTACAACGCCAAATGCGAGAACTGCAAGAGGTGGGTCAATCACCCTGAGCAGACTCGCGGTAATGGCATAGTCAATGTGCAAGATAGCAAGAGTAAAGCTTGCTTCTATATTCCAATATCACTACAGGAGGAAGTATGACTGACTGGACAAGTGAAGAAGACGAGGCTTTCAACGATGTGGAGAAGCACAGCAACCTTGGCAAGCAGATTCTGCGTGAGATTGAGGGGCAACCTTACCACTACGATGTTTACGTTTCGCCCTCACAGCGCAATCAAGTGCTAGAAGAAGTTGCTAAGGAGTTTGATGCCATGACCGTTTTTGGTGACACAGCGGCATCATTCGCAGTTTTTGTAAGGAATCTTAAGAAGTGAACGGTTTTGTAAAACAACAATTAGATTTAAACGGCATGCAGCCAAACCTGCACAAGTTTAAACAGTGCGACAAGTGTGAGGTTGTAAAGCCACCGGAAGGTGGAATCCAAATGAGTCCTAGCAAATGGTACTGTGCCGGCTGTTGGACGCTGAGGGCGACTAGGAGGCCTAAGCATGCCCAGACCTAAACCACCGTCACCACTCAAGCATCGGCACGTTAGGATGTCTGATGTTGAATGGTTGATGTTTAAAGAGCTTGGCGGGGCGGAGTGGCTACGAACCTACGTTAAGAAAAAAGCAAAATTCCCAGCAGCGTACTATGCTGCGTTTAAACAGGAGAAAACATGATTGAAATGCACCCAAACGCTGACGACTTTCAAATTGGTGGCGACCACTACACCACTATGAACATGTCACCTTGGCAAGTGATGGAGTTAGTACTTACTCCAGAAGAGTTTATTGGGTTTCTTAAGGGTAACGTGATCAAGTATTCCATGAGAGCTGGTCGCAAGGCGGGCACTGATGATGACGCCAAGGCTAGGCACTACGCCCAAAAGCTTGCAGAGTTCCAAGGCATCCTATGAGCGAATGCCAGAAAGAATACTGCGAGTTCATCGGCAGTAAAGCCTTTGAAGATGACGGAGGCTGGAGCTACGAAGTTTGGCAGGCAGCGCAGGCTGCTGTGTTTAAACGCATAGCCAACCGCTTTCTGGGTTATGGCGACATTGACTACACCGGCAAAGAAATTTCTGACTATGTAAAGTTCTTGGAAAAGAACAATGTATAGAAATAAAGCTTTGCTTGAGGCGGTGCGGGAATCACCCTGTCAGCTCTGTGGGGTACAGGATGGCACGGTGGTTGCCGCTCATTCAAATCAACAGCGTGATGGCAAGGGAATGGGCCTCAAGGCCCACGACTACAGAATCGCGGCCCTGTGCTACACCTGCCATTCCAAGATGGATCAGGGCTACGAATGGACGAAAGACGCCAAGTTTAAGGCTTGGGATGAGGCCCATCGAAAAACCATTGGCTGGCTTTTCGAGACGGGTCGCATCACTCTGCCAAAATCTTCTTGATGCTTTGGATGTGACGGGTCATGTTGATTTGAGCCTGATTAATGGCGCTCAATGATTCCCGTTTCTCTTCGGCTGACATGCTTGAGTTGTTCACCTGAAGTGCGGCCTCCCGCAGTACCTTCATTTGCTTTTCCATGCTGGAAATGTAGCCTCTAGTGCCATACAACTTAGCGTTCTCTTCTGCGTAGGCAGATAGCTCGTCGTACTTACCAGTGCGCTCTAGCAGGTTGATTGTCCTGACGGTTTCATCAACTGCGTTCTTGAGCTTGTAATAAGCGGTAACCGTGCCCTTGGCTTCTGGGTCCACCGCAAAGCGTTTCAACACAGGCATCTGCTCAAAGCGCTTGGCAGCTTTGGGTGACTCACTGTTTAAATCACCAATAGCGTCCATCAGATCCACCACGTAAGTACCGATGGTTCCGGTGTAACCCTTGATCATGTGGTCAACCTTCATGGGCGATACACCAATTTGGTCACCCAAGAATGATGCAACCTTGGAGGTGCTAGGGCCTTGTTGGAACTCAGGTGATACACCTTCCATACCCGCGCCCACGATGTTTCGACCGGTATAGAACGAGTAGTTTGTAGCCGCCTCAAGCAAAGGCAACGCAGTCTGAGGCACTGGCAAGAAGCCAAAGGTGCTCCAAGCCGCACGACCCATAGACTCTGCAAAGTCTTTGCCTGTATCGTCACCCTTGAGGTAGCCCATGATGCGCTCAGGAATCACTTTAAACAGAACACCCACCTCGAATGGAATTGGAATCTTGACACCCATTGACGGTATCAGCCAGTTGTTGTCGCGTGTTTCCTGTTCTTGAGCAAGGTAATCATCATCGTCATGGGTCATCGCCCAGTAAGCAATGCTCAGTGAGGTAAGGTACATACCCCGTGTGAAGAATGCTTTCTGCACGGCCTTCTGACGCTCTGTTGGGCTGTCCTCAAAGAAGGGCCTAATGCCGGCACGGTAGAACACATCCAGACCCTGCATGCGGGCGTTCAGGAATGGGATGGCGGCAGTCAACAGACGCACGATAGGGCTGGAGCCTTTGCGGTT